AAAGAAGATGCGCCAGCCGCGAATCCTATCCGTAGGTTCATTATCGGCCCGCAGATCTTCCAACTTATCCGCGGTGCGTTGCTTGATCCAGAAATGGATAACCTGCCAACTGACACTCTACACGGTGTAGATTTCAAACTTGCTAAAACTAGCAAGGGTGGCTATGCAGACTACTCAACTAGTTCGTGGAAACGTCGCGAACGTCCGTTAAGTGACGACGAGCAAGCCGCAGTTAAGGCACATGGCCTTTACAACCTCAAAGACTTCTTGCCTAAGAAGCCCGGAGATGTTGAACTCAAAGTTATCAAAGAGATGTTTGAAGCATCTGTTGATGGCGAACCATATGATATGGAACGTTGGGGTCAATATTTCAAGCCAGCCGGTATGAGCCAAGCTACAGGTGATCCTAACACCAAAGCAAAGCCAGCCGCATTGGCATCCGACGATGAATCATATGATGATGATGCACCAGCTGCCGTAGTCAAAGCTACACCAGCTGCCACAGCAAGTGCGCCTGCAAGTACAGGTGGCCGTGCTGAAGACATCCTGTCAATGATTCGTAATCGCAAGCAACAATAAGTCTGAAAACCGATAAGGGCCTTGCGCCCTTATCGCCATCTTAGGAGTATAACTATGGCAACAAAAGCATTTGATTTAACAAAGTTTAGAAAAACTTTAACTAAGAGCATCGACGGACTCGGTGTTGGATTTAATGATCCAACAGACTGGGTCAGTACCGGCAACTACGCTCTTAACTACTTGATTAGTGGAGACTTTACTAAAGGTGCACCGCTGGGAAAAGTAACAGTATTCGCCGGTGAGTCTGGCGCAGGTAAATCTTATATCTGCTCAGGCAACCTTATCAAGGCAGCACAACAACAAGGCATTTATGTAGTGCTAGTTGATAGTGAAAACGCACTTGATGAAAAATGGTTACACGCACTAGGTGTTGACACCAGTGAACAAAAACTATTAAAACTCAACATGGCTATGATTGACGACGTGGCAAAAACCATTAGTGAATTCATGAAAGAATACAAAACTATGCCCGAGGAAACTCGTCCAAAAGTATTATTTGTAATCGATTCATTAGGCATGTTGTTAACGCCAACTGACGTTAATCAGTTTGAAGCAGGCGAAATGAAAGGTGACATGGGTCGTAAACCTAAAGCACTTACCTCACTAGTTCGTAACTGTGTAAACATGTTTGGTAGCTATAATGTTGGATTGATCTGTACTAATCACACCTACGCTAGTCAAGACATGTTTGATCCAGATGATAAAATCTCAGGAGGTCAAGGTTTTATCTATGCAAGCTCAATCGTTGTAGCTATGCGTAAATTAAAACTAAAAACTGACGCTGATGGTAATAAAACTACAACTGTTAACGGTATTCGTGCAATGTGCAAGATTATGAAAACACGTTACAGTAAACCTTTTGAAACAGTACAGGTTGAAATTCCTTACGCAACAGGTATGAGTCCGTACAGTGGCCTAACAGACTTAGCAGAAGCTAAAGGTATGTTAATAAAAGATGGCAACAGACTTAAATACGTTTCTACAGATGGTACAGAGCTAAAGATGTATCGTAAAGAATGGGAACGTAACGAACAAGGCGGTTTGGATAAAATCATGCTTGAGTTTAACGATGCACCTGTAGTACAATCTAATGTAGATCCCGAAACTGGAGAAATTTTAGAAAATGAATGAAAATCAAATTGCAGATATTTGGATGCTCTTCAAAGAGTATGTTGATAAAAAGGCTATCGAAGCGTTAGGTGAGAGATATATTGATCTTTTAGCAGATCATGGCATCACTGACAAACAACTTCGAGCATCTATTGGGTTTGACGAGACCTTAGACGAGGCTATCGAGTATTATCTTGATCAAGACACTGTCGACGATGACGGCGATGAGGAAGATAACTGGGACTTTGACGAGGCTGAAGAATGATTCACGATTTCATTGAAATCGACGAGGCATAAATGGGTTGGTATACCGACGTATCTAAAGATATTTCAAATATTCCAAATGCTGTGGCATATTTTGAAGCCGAGTTGTTGGCAGCAAAGAATGATACCCGTATAACGGGAAATATTGAAAAGGCAGCTGCCAGTATGCCAGGTATCGTGGAGCATAGATTCAGTCAGCTTCAGGAAATTGAAGCAATATTGGAATATTTGAATATCGAGTTGAGGCGTTTACGAAGCCAACTGTTTCGTAAATACCTCGAAACTTACCAACGAGCATTAACATCACGAGATGTTGAAAAATATGTCGATGGTGAGGCGGATGTTGTTGATTATGAAAAGATTATCAACGAGTTTGCCTTACTTCGCAACAAATGGCTAGGCATTACTAAAGGCCTAGACATCAAGCAATGGCAACTTTCAAACATTATTAAACTTAGAGTAGCTGGAATGGAAGATGCTAGTCTATGACACCTGTAGATTTTCTACTAGAGCAAATTTATCAATCATTACCGATTGCTGAAACAACTATCCCGAAGAAAGATTTACGAATTATTGTAAGTCTTAAAAAACAGGTACAACAACACAGCTTTTTAACTGAAAATCAAAGTAGGTTACTGATAAAGATTCTGAAAGAAAACTTAAAATCAATATTGGTAATCAATCCTGACGCAGAAGAAATCATATTTCACAATGAGTGGTCACAGGCATTTAGAGTGATTGAAAAAATCCGTAAAATTTACCGAGATCCAGCACATGCTGACGCATTATTGATTGAGTTTAACTTTGATAAGAAGTTGAAAGACATCATCCAGCGGCTCAATGAAACCATTGACGGTGTAGTAGTGGCTGTGGGCAGTCGATGTTATGCAGTGTCGTTCACCGAACAAAATATACATGCTGTGATCACTGCTTTCGCCAAGGAAAAATTTGAAATAGACCAAAAAATCTTGGATTTTTACAATGACATTAAAAAAATCTTAGACGCTAGAGAAAATCCATTTGATGTGTTTAACTTGAAAGACTCTAAGTTAAAGGCGGCAGTTGAACAAGGAGTTGGAGTCATTGACCGAACTAACTTGAACTTGTTGCAAGACCGAAAATTCCGGTATCAATACCAAATTTCTGAGAAAAATCAGGAAACTGACCTGGCCACAGTTATTGCCAATAGACAGTCTCCTAAAATTTTTATCAACAGTATCGAACACAGTCTGACCAAGGTGTTGACTGCATTGAAAAATCTACATAGATTTCCATTGCTTGTAATCTTCGAAGGGCATGATGCTAAAATTAACAAAAATCACCTCGATATTTTGTCAGAGGCAGCGGCACACAATATATTAGACGATCAGGTTGGAATATATTTTAGATTTGAAACAGCAGCTGATCCGCTTGGATTTAATCACGCTGTTAGTTCACTCGGCTACAATAAAATACTATCCGAGCACACGTCTATTGCAGGTATAGCAAATAACAAACTACCAAAATTTATGGTAAAAAATGGTTGGAAACCAATGAGCGTGATCAGCTTCACCAATGGGTTTAAGAATAACAAGAGTTCAGTGTATACTAACGATGTTGACTTAGTGATTTACTACGGCGACAAACAACCATTGTATGGAGGTATTGATGCCATTGTGTAAGATTGTCATTAGAGACGAAGTAAACATCAAGATAGAAGGTCTTCCGATTGAGATCCGAAGAAAACTGTCAAACAACTTTAAATATGAAATACCATATGCCAAGTACCACCCTGCCTACAAGTTAGGTCGATGGGATGGACAGACAACCTTGTTCGGCATGGGTGGCAATGGCTACATTAATCAACTACCTCGTATTTTAGAAATCCTTCAAAATTCCGGATATGACGTCAGCGAGGTCGAAGACCAACGTCAAGAAGCCAACATTAAATTTAACAAGGTTACTGAGACGTATTGGGCTGATCAAGGCAAGACTTGGCCTAAAGGTCATCCACAAGCAGGTCAACCTATTATGCTCCGTGACTACCAAGTAGACACAGTGAATAGATTCCTAGAAAATCCGCAGGCATTACAAGAAGTTGCAACGGGCGCTGGTAAGACCATTACCACTGCTACGTTGGCACAACTATGCGAACCCCTTGGTAGAACTATTACGATTGTTCCTAACAAGTCACTAGTTGAACAAACAGAAGAAGACTTTGTCAATGTGGGATTAGATGTAGGCGTGTACTACGGAGACCGTAAGGATCTTTACAAAACGCATACTATCTGTACTTGGCAGAGTCTTAATATTCTTGACAAGAAAAGTAAGAATATGGAACATGCTATTCTAACACTGGCAGAGTTTCTTGAAGGAGTTAGGTGTGTCATTGTAGACGAAGTGCATATGGCCAAAGCAGAAGTTCTAAAAAACTTGCTAACACAGAATCTAGCAAATGCTCCTATACGTTGGGGATTAACAGGCACTATACCCAAAGAAGCGTTTGAATATGAACAGATATTTGCCAGCATTGGGCCTGTCATTGGCGGCATTAAAGCACACGAGTTGCAAGAGTTAGGCGTACTGTCTACTTGTCAAGTTAGTGTTGCACAGCTTATCGATTTGCCAGAGTTTAGCAGTTATGCTGATGAATATAAGTATCTTGTAACCGACGAAGATCGAATGATCTATGTGAGTAAAATGATTAAAGGCATTTCAGAATCTGGTAATACGCTAGTCTTGGTTAACCGGATAGAAACAGGTAAATTCATTGTTAACGAAATCGAAGATAGTGTGTTTATATCAGGTGAAGTAAAAACTAAAGATAGAAAGACAGAATATGACGAAGTTAAAACTGCTACTAACAAGATTATTGTGGCGACTTATGGTGTGGCCGCTGTGGGTATTAATATCCCCCGTATTTTTAATCTGGTTATGGTGGAATCCGGAAAGAGCTTTACACGGGTTATACAAAGCATTGGGCGAGGCATTAGAAAAGCACAAGACAAGGACTTCGTTCAAATCTGGGACATTACCTCGACATGTAAGTACGCAAAGCGGCATCTTACGGCACGGAAGAAGTTTTATAAAGAAGCAAAATATCCGTTCACAATAGACAAAATAGACTGGAAATAAAGGTTGACAAACACCCCTCGGGTGTTGTATTATAACTACATGCAAATATTAACACTAGATAACTTATCCTTTGATTTAAATAACCTTCCTGAAGAAGTAGACGACAGTATGAGGTTCGCCGTATTAGATAACAGTAACCCTAACGAGCCGGACTTTTTCTTTATGCCGTTGATTTTCCTAGAAAGCTTCAACAGTCCTGCAATGGTATTGAAAATTGGAGAACACCAAATCACCATGCCGTTGGATTGGAGTATTGCAGTAGGAGATCCGCAAAGCTCATGCGACATTGAGATATTACCACTAACCAGTCTCAACGATAGAGGATTCGAAGCATTATGTTTTAATCCACTGAGTAGTTTTAGAGTAGAGTTTAGGCCGGTGGAAATAATTAACTTTTATAATGATGTTAAATGGTATTTTCCTAAAATGAAAAACGGTCAGTTGTTGGCAACTCCATTAGGATCAGAACCTAAACCACTATGCACATATTTTGTAAAAGAAGTGTCTAGGCAAAACGAAATCATTCAACTAGACAAACTGTTGTAAGGATTTATATGGGTACTCTTAAACCTGGTGCAACCTACGTATACGAGCGCAATGGCGGAACTGTATATGCTCGAGAAACCGGAGCACATCCCAGTACACGCCAAGTAGTAGGCTACGAGTACGACCCTATTACAGGACACCAGATAGATTACGATTCTAGAACCGCCGACGGAAGACCGTTGCACGATCATATGATGGAAAGTAAAATGTGGGGTGAAATTCGTCGAGCTGCTCCCACCAATCCTGCTTTACAAAAGGCCTTAGATCGTGCTATAATGATATACAGACTATCTAAGGACAAACCATTATGAGCGAAAAGATTGAACTAAAAGAAAAGCTGGCAGCAGTTGATATTGGTGCTAAAACTCTTTGGGACGAAATGGACGCTGATCAGCGAAAGAGTCTTAAGCAAGAGTTCTTTATTTTAAATCGTTATGTTAGCAACGTGAAGGGTCAGAATAGAGAAACACAAGAACACTTTATCCTCACTGTCAACGAGTTCTTTAACAAGTACTGGAATGATTTACAAAAGCATCCTAAGCTAATGTGGTTATTGTTAGCTATGTGTGGACATGAAAGTAAAAAAGTCTTTTTTCATGAGTGGATTGGTTATAAGAAAAAGAAAGATAATAAAAAGACAAAGTTCTTATCCGATGTGTATCCACACTTAAAAGACGACGAGATCGCAGTGTTATCGGAAATTACCACTGCACCTGAGATTAAAGAACTAGCAGACAGTCTAGGTTATAGCAAAAAAGAAATTGCAAAAATGTTTTAATGTTGAACTTACAAGTGAATAAAACCAAGCCGTATGTATGCCAGTACTGTAAACATGGGTACACTAAAGAAAGTACTTTGTTTACTCACGTGTGCGAACAAAAGCGTAGGCACTTACAAAAAGATGAAAAAGCCGTAATGATCGGTTATCAAACTTTTGTAAGATTTTATCAAATAACACAACATGCAAAAGGCACAAAAACATACGACGAGTTTGCCAAGAGTCCTTATTATAATGCTTTTATAAAGTTTGGAAGTTATGTTAATAACGTTAATCCGCTATATCCAGATCATTATATAGACTGGGTAGTTCGTAGCGGAGTAAGACTTGATCACTGGTGTAGAGATGCACTGTATGAAAAGTATGTACTAGAACTGATTCATAATGAACAAGTAGATACAGCGTTGCAAAGATCAGTTAATCATATGCAGTCGTGGGCCACTGATCATAACAGTGCGTGGAATCATTATTTTAGTTATGTTAGTACCAACAGAGCCACTTACGATATTAAAGACGGTAAGGTTAGTCCTTGGTTATTACTAAACTCTAATAGCGGAAAGAAACTATTAGGCTCACTGAGCGACGAACAGTTAGCGTCGATAAGTACTGTAATAGATCCGGAAGTTTGGCTTAAGAAGTTTAAAAAACAACGAGCTGATTTAGATTTAGTTAAAGAAATTGTTAAAGAAGCTAACTTATGATATTAGAGGTTGCATACAATGCCCGATATTGACATTGACTTTTTAGATCGAACAGATGCATTAAACATTTTAAAACATGTTAAGGCAAGTCGTCTTGATGGCACAAAACTAGTAACACACAATACCGGAGTATACTTACAAAGTATACCCTATGATCCAGTAACAAATTTATCAAATATAGAATACAAACAGGCAGAAGACAGAGGCTATTTTAAGTTAGACTTTTTGAATGTGAGCATATACAAAGGCATCAAGGATGATGCCCACTTGCAATATTTAATGGAGACCGAGCCACTATGGGATCTACTAGAACAAGACGATTTTACGGATTTACTATTCCACGTAAATGGGCATGGGAGCTTATTGAAACAGATGAAGCCATCTTCCATAGAAGAGTTGGCAATGTGTCTCGCTTTAATACGCCCTGGAAAGAAGCACCTTATCGGGAAGGCATGGACGGAGATTGGGATGGATATTTGGACGAAACCGGAGACTGGTGAATACTACTTTAAGAAAGCACATGCCATAGCCTATGCACATGTGATTGTAGTACAGATGAATCTAATCTGCGAACAGATAAGTTACGGGTATAGTTAACGACTAGGAGGGGGTCGCCTAACTAGTTGTACACTTTTTCGTTTGATTCGCTTTAGTGTTAAGTTTAGTAGGTTGACCACTGGTCCTAAAACTATCTTAACATCTTTGCTGTTAAACGTTTTAATGCTGTAGCGTAGTGGTTCTATTTCTCGACGCAAGAATATGTTTATAGGAACTTGGCGATTAGATTCCCACCACCATACTTCACCTAGTTCTAAAAACAATGACTTTTCTTCAGGGGTACGTATGGCCTCTATGTCATAGAAGCTAGTGACATACTGGTCCTGGTTAATAATGATACCTACATATTCATCGTTTCCGTAGTTTAAAACGCTGATAAAAGGTAGTTGATTCTCTATGTTATCTCTTAGTTTGACCATATAAATAGTATTAGGGAACTTAATCCAAATGCAAAAAATTTCAAGTTATTTATATCCAAACCGAATCAATGTTGTTGCGGATGTGACTTTATTTCCAGTGAGGTGGAGTATCATGTATCAAAATCGAATTAAACTATATCAAGGTGTAGACAATGTACTTACCTTAGATGTCAAGAACTCAGATCAAAAGCGTATAGATATCAGTAGTATGATATTGAAAATGATTGTGTCTGATGTCTTTGGCAGAGAACTAGTAACAGCCGATGTTACTGCTTCCGCTACTACAGGCCTAGCAACTGTTAATATTGCAGAAGATGACTTGGCCAACATTACACCACAGTTTTTAACCTTTTCTATCTATCGACAAAATATAGACTTATCTAGAACTGTGCTGTATGCAGACACACAGTTCGGTGCAGTTGGTAAAATGGAGTTGGTGGGAACAGTTATGCCAAAGCTAACGCCGCCGAGATACATTACACGTTTTGCACCTATTAGTAATAACTATTCTATTCCATACATTACATACTACTATAGCGATGCAGTTGAGGTTAGAAAGCCTAACTTCTTGCAAGCAGAAGTAGATGAAACAGTTGAAATGATTTTTGCCAATGCAGGACTAAGTGGTCCTGTTACTGTTCAATACACTACAGAAGATGTAGTCAGTACAGGCACTACCTGGATTGACGTAGAAACATTTAATATTGTACCGTCTACAGCTTCGTTATCAAAAGTCTACGAATATCCTACATATAATCGAGAAATCAGTTGGATGAGAATCAAATATTCACAAGTGATTAATAACACCGGAAAACTTGACAAAGTTACTATAATACTGTAAACTTAGTCTATGAGCCTTATCATAGACACTGTTACATCCCACCTACCTCCTAAGCGAAAAGCTACGCCTAGCGGTTGGATTAGTTTTAATGCTGTTTGTTGCCATCATAACGGTAACACTATGGATACTCGAGCTAGAGGCGGTATAATGATCACCGAAGGCGTGAGCTATCACTGTTTTAACTGCGGTTTTAAAGCCAGTTGGCAACCTGGTAGACCGCTCAGTGTTAAGTTTAAAAAACTGCTACGTTGGCTTAATGTTGAAGATAATATCATTACCAAATGCGGTTTAGAAGCACTGCGTCTTAAAGAAGATGACACATATGTTGGTGCTGTATCTGCTATACCTACATTCATTGACAAGGCACTGCCAATGGGTGCAAAGCCCATGTTGTCGTGGATTACTGAGAATCCAGAAGAGATGCACCCTGCATTAGAATACATGTACAGTAGGGGTTACACCATCGATGACTATAACTGGCATTGGACTAATGAAGACGGATTTCAAAATAGATTAATCATACCATTCTATTATCAAAAGCGGATTGTAGGCTATACTGCTAGACTTATTAGGGACGGCAAGATTAAATACATTTCAGAACAACAACCTGGATATGTTTTTAACTTAGACAATCAATCTTATGATAGAAAGTTTGTGCTAGTAACTGAAGGGCCGTTAGATGCAATATGTGTTGACGGATGTGCAGTAATGAGTAACGAAATGAGCCCGCAGCAGATCACTCAACTCAAACAGTTACAAAAAGAAGTTATCATTGTACCTGATAGAGATGAAGCAGGTATTAAACTTGCAGAACAAGCGATTGAACAAGGCTTTTCAGTTAGTATGCCTAACTGGCCCGAAGGTGTAAAAGATATAAACGATGCAGTAAAGAAATACGGAAAACTTTACGCACTATGGGCAGTTGTTTCTAGTAAAGAAGCAATGCCTTTAAAAATACAGTTAAGGATGAAAAAATGGATAAACTAAGAAACTTATGGCGCAAGATATTTGCTCCCTACTATCGTTGGAAAGAGCGTAAACGTATGGCTGCGAGGATTGCCGCTTTGACTAAAGAAGATCCTTACATTTACAAATGATTACCTGGGGTATATCAGCAAATAGTCACGATGCTGCCATAGCAGTATTTGATAACAGTCAACTGGTCTTTGCCAGTCACAGCGAACGATTTAGTGGTAAGAAAAATGATCCCGATCTGTGCGACAGTATTGTTAACTATGCAAATCGTTGGGGTAAGCCTAACGAGATAGTATGGTATGAAAAGCCATTGTATAAAACTGCTAGACAATGGTTTGCGGGCCAGGGCTTTAATCACCGAAGCAACAATGTAAAACGCTATCTCAACAAATGGAACATATCTGCACCTATATCAACAGTAATGCATCACGAAAGCCATGCTGCTGGCGGATTCTATACCAGCGGCTATAAAGAAGCCGCAGTGGTAGTGATAGATGCCATTGGCGAGTTTGAAACATTAACTATTTGGCAAGGTAGTGAGCAAGGATTGAAACGAGTATACAGCCAAAGTTATCCCAATAGTCTAGGGTTATGGTACAGTGCCATGACGCAACGATGTTTCTTAAAACCCAATGAAGAAGAATATATTCTAATGGGTATGGCTGCATATGGTGATCCCAATAAACTGTATGACAGGATACGAAACGACTTCTTTGATGATAACTCTAATAAGCTGGTTGCACTAAAAAGAAATCTACATCGAGGCTGTCGAGATTGGGCTCCCGACTTAACAGTTAATGATATATTTGATATTGCAGCGGCAACTCAGCATGTATATGAAACATACTTTAACAGGATTGTCAGCAAGGCCAAGGCACTGACCGGTAGTGTAAATTTAGTTGTAATGGGAGGTTGTGCTCTCAACTGCTCTGCAAATCCCATTGCATTTAAACATTTTAAAAATGTTTGGATTATGCCTAATCCCGGTGATGCAGGTAGTAGTATTGGTGCAGTGCTGGCTAAAACACAAACACAAATACCGTGGTTAGGTTGTGATCTAGGATATAACTTAAAGATAAAAACCGCACCCGACCAAATAGTAGATCATCTACTAACTGACTCGATATGCGGTGTTGCACAAGGCCGTGCAGAGTTTGGCCCTAGAGCATTTGGTAATAGGAGTTTGTTAGCAGACCCTAGGGGTAATGATATTAAGGACACAGTAAATGCAATCAAGAAGCGTCAACAGTTTAGACCCTTTGCTCCAGTCATTCTGGAAGAAATGGCTGATAACTATTTTGATTTGTGCGGTAACAGCAGTGATCATCGGTATATGCAATACATCAGTCGGTGCAGGCATCCTGACTTATTTCCTGCTATCGTTCACAGGGACGGCACTAGTCGTGTTCAAACTGTTCCACGAAACGGAACACCTATCAGGCGATTACTAGAAGAATGGTACGTGATGACAGGATGTCCAATGTTGTTGAATACCAGCTTGAATATCAAAGGCAAGCCAATGGTTAATAACCGAGTAGACGCCTTAAACTTTGAGAGCCACTACGGAGTAAAAGTCTTTACTTAACACACAAGAGAATATATAATAGTACAATGACAACAAGACAAAACGCAGACTACGGATATGATATCCAGAAACTATATTTAGAAATGATGCTAGGCGATGCAGAGACATTTGTACGCTGCCAAGGCATCTGGGATGACACGCTATTTGATCGCAAACTACAACCAGCGGCAAAGTTCTTTAAGAGCTATGTAGATGATCACAGTATTATACCAACACCTGAGATTATTAATGCAGCAACTAATAGCGATTTTAAAGTACCCGACGGATTACAAGAAGCGCATTTTGATTGGCTACTAACAGATTTTGAAACTTTTATTCGCCACAAGGGTTTAGAAAAAGCCATTCTTGAAGCAGCAGATATGCTGGAAAAAGGCGAGTATGGCTCGGTAGAGGAAAAGATTAAAAAGGCTGTGCAAGTAGGTCTACAGAAAGACATGGGCACAGATTACTTTCTTGATCCTCGTGCTCGACTGTTAAAGATTAAAGATAACAACGGACAAATGTCAACGGGCTGGGAAGCACTTGATCAAAAGTTGTTCGGTGGATTTAATCGAGGCGAACTCAATATCTTTGCTGGCGGATCAGGCGCAGGTAAAAGTTTGTTCTTGGCTAACCTAGGTGTTAACTATGCACTAGCAGGCATGAATGTTATCTATCTAACACTGGAACTTTCAGAAGGTCTAGTATCCATGCGTATTGACTCAATGATCACTGGTATTAGCACTAGGGAAGTCTTTAAGCAGATTGACGAAGTAGAGATGAAGGTTCGTATCATTGGTAAGAAATCTGGTAGCTTTCAAATCAAATACATGCCCAGTGGTAAAACAGCCAACGATGTACGTGCATATCTAAAAGAATATGAAGTTAAGACAGGACGCAAATGTGACGTACTGTTAGTCGACTACTTGGATTTGTTAATGCCCGCAGGACAAAAGATTTCGGCAGAGAACTTGTTTATTAAAGACAAGTATGTATCAGAAGAACTGCGTAATCTAGCAATGGAAAAACAATGTGTGTTTGTCACTGCGGCACAGCTGAATCGTGGAGCAGTTGAAGAAGTAGAGTTTGACCACAGTCATATCTCAGGCGGCCTTAGCAAGATTCAAACTGCGGACAACGTGTTTGGTATCTTTACCAGTAGGGCAATGCGTGAACGTGGCAAGTATCAGATTCAGTTGATGAAGACACGCTCTAGCAGTGGTGTTGGACAAAAGATTGATCTTGACTTTGACGTTGACACACTACGTATTACCAGCAGTGATGATCAAAGTGATGATCAACCTAGCGACTCACGCAGTTCAAACATTCTCAATACTATTTCTCGTAAAAGCAATGTCGACGGCGAGTTCCAAAAAGGTCAGCCTAAAGAAGGATTTGATCCTTTTAATCCTGCCCCTAACGCAGGGCGTAGTGATCCTACAGAAGGGATGATTGTTAAGCCGTCAGCTGTTAAAGTTGAAAGTACTAAGCTACGACAGCTATTGAACAATCTGCCTGACGTTTAACTTCGGATTGATATTCGTAGTTGACAGTAGTGGGGTTTTCGCGCAGAGTGAAAGCCCCATTCTTATGATGAAACGCCCGAGCCATATCTGTCTTTGGGCTTAGTGTTACGAATCTAGTGATGTGAGGACGAGTGGCTAAAATGTGTTTTTGAGCTGCTCGTATTAGTTTTTGTCCCGAACCCTTTTGATAGCTCCATATGGTATAGAACACTGCCACAGTGGGTTCACTGTTGCTGTCTAGACCCTGTACATCTTCGGGAACATCCTGTGTATATTTTACACAGGTTACTGCTGCTGGCGCTCCGTCTTGATGCAAAACAAATATTTCTGCTTGTTCGTGTATCCGTGCTGCCGACGGAATCTCTGGGCGGACTGGATCGTCCTTGATCAAGTTGATTAGTGGATCGTTTAGATTTTCAATAACAGACAGCATAATTTCCCCCGGGATAATATACTTACTTATCTCCCAGGAGAAAAATCCAATGATTAAGTCATTGTTATATAACTTTCTTTTATTTTCTTTAACGGACCTTTGAGATCTATACCAATGTCTTCTGCCCAACCCCAAGGCTGTGTTGGCATGTGATGCCCGATTGATAAAAATGGTAACGAGCCAAAATGCACATCTTGACGCATAATACCTAGTTCTTTAAGACGATTGCCCACAGTGTTGTTTTCAAAGCAGATGCAGAAACCCGTTTGCCAGCCCTGTTGAATAGCAGTCAGTGCCAATGAACTGTAAACTCTACCAGTTTCGTAGTGCAGCTGATTGCTTTTTTCACTGCTATAGATCATTGGTAGTACAATCAATAGTGGTGCTAGTAGTTGGCTGTTTTTGCGATCTATATAGTTGGGCAGCTTATAACTGTCAATAACTGGAATAGTACTTTGATCATATATCCATCGTATCAAGTCTGCATCTTCTAAAAATATAGGTTGCCAAAGATCTGTGCTACTCTGCGCCTGATCCCATAGGGTGTTGCGTAGGCTTTGTGGCACCGTTTCGCTAGTGTCAAAACTGCGGTGCGTGTGGCTAAAAGTGTTCCATGCATCATTCATATACTGTGATCCTTATGTAGTCATTGTTGTTGTGACTGAAGTTGACCAGCTCGGGTCTAGCGCCATGTTCTATGATGTTTAAAAACAAATCATATAACGCCAGCAGTTCAGCAGTTTGTTGCGGATGAAATACCTGCGATCGTTCTGTTAACCAACGCTTCAGTTCGTTGTGTATACTGGTTTCTTGTGGTCTACGGCTAACAGGTTCTCCAGTGGCGCTCCAATACATATTGGCAGTGGCTGCTACATGAGTAGTAGTTCCGTTGCTGAGGTCGTTGTACACAGCGCCGCTAAACAGGGTAAAGTCTCTATGGCATTTGCCCACGTCATATGCATAGCTTTTAAACAGATCATTTGTACTGCGTTGTTGTTCAATCCACCCAACCATATGGCCTATCATGGCATCACGTTGTGAAGCAAACCAGCTGCCTAGATTGTCACTGCTGCGTCTGGACAGATTTATACTGTCCTGTCTTTCGTAGACTAACCCGTGAGCAAGACACCACTGCTCTATACTGCCCACAGTCATGCCAGTGTGAAATACCATGCTGCTGTACAGTGCATCGTTGTCGTTAAACACAGTGCGGCCTTGATCAAAGAAGTCCATAGTGGGCTTTAGTGTAACTGCCACTGAACCCGGTTGTTGTTTAATCTCTGCTCTAAAACAGATTTGATTTTGTCTAGCAGGACTTAGGTGTATAACCCGCTGTAGATCCGTTGCCAATGTCATATTGTATCCTTGTTATAAAACTTAGCGCCTCGTGCAGCCACGCTGTCGAATGTGTCGTATAGGCACTTCAACCGTAGAAATACACGAGTCTCAGTACTGAAGTTGCGTACACCATGTATCACAGTGCTGCGAAACATGCTGGGATGGTCAGTGCTGTAGTGATAGCTGTAGTTGAGATCACGTTGATGATCCACTTCATACTCCGTAGCACGGGCCAAAACCGCACCCGCGGGCAGATGATAAAAATCAATGGCTGCGGGCGTGTCGGGCAGTATGGGAAACATGATACCACTCAGCATGGCATGATCAGTGTGTGCTTTCAGCGTGTAGCCCGGTGGATAGATCATAACGTCCACGTCAAACTGACCAAATGGACGGCTAACACGAAACAGTTCAGTTAGAGGCTTGATCTCGGGTTCATCCTTGATTAGTCGTCCCAAAGTACCATCTAGATTGATAGTTTGCCCAGTGACCTTGCCCCCAGTGCGAAACATAGTGGTTTTACCCGCGGGGCTGCGAGCATTCATCCATTCTCCAAAGCCCATGGTAAGATGCTTGTGCCTATTATACCAATCGATCAAGGGCGCACGATCGTAAGTGATTGAGTTGAACACTATGTGATTAGAATGTACTTGCATGTGAATATTTAACCGTTTGCAAGGGCAAGCCGCCAAAGTTCGACTGCGAAGCAGCAAGCGAAGCGCAGCGCAAAAAAATCGGTAGCGCAGATTTCACAAGCCATTATATAGTCACATTAAGCCTAAAGCCCGCTATTACCGCCGCTGCAAAGGAGCAGCAGTAATAGCTCGCACGTCACGTCTATCTTGTGTAAACATAGTTTACAGTGAACTTCACAGTGACCCGATTGCAGTAAGCTACAGTAACTGATACAGTATAGACAGTGAGTGAGCGTATCAAGCCTTGACATGCTTAAACAGCATAGAGTTGGCTGAACTCGCTAGCCTAGCGTGTGTGTATAGTGATCTATTGGCGCCCCTACAGTAAGCACAGTGAGTAATACAGTGTATATAAAGACAGCAAGGGCTAGAGCCCTTTTTTTTTCTTCGCCTCTTGGCTCGAAAACCTTTAGTTGCGAGCCCGAACGATTAGCTTTATAGAGATCACGATATAGCTCACAGTGTATGTACAGTAGAGAGATCGTGTGTATACAGTGGAGAAAATGCTAGCCCGAAGTGGGTCCTGCACTCTAAAAAATTAGTCGCGCAAAAAATTGTAGGGAAGTACTTACAGAATCTGGCTGGTGATTTAGCACCACTAAGCGTATAATAAGCGTAATAATAATATAATATATAAAGCCTCGACCCCACCTCAAGGCCTCGACGAGACCTCTACCACCGACCACCATACCTCGAGATAAAAAAAATCCCTAGGTACCGGGAGCGAATCGGCCTAGGGATCAAAAGCGTATCTCACGATAGGCTTTTATGGATTACATGTGCTAAATACTCTGCCGGGAGCGAATCGGACTTACAGCATATCTAACCTAGCACACACAGCCGCGTAGACTATAGTGTGCTAGCACGTAGGGTTCTTAGCCCCTACGCATACATGTAACCTCAGCAACAGCACGCCAGTTACCGGGCATACTCTTCTTAAGGTCTGCTAGCTTCAATACCATACGTAGTGATAGCTCTCGCAGCTTCTTCTTATTGTCCTTGATAAACGTTATGATCTCGTCCACAGTGTACTGCTCGAACTCGTAGTCTTTCAGCATGCCGTCTTCTACGATCTGCTCAATACGCAAGATCTTCTCACGCTCTGTATCGATCGTAAGGTCCAAGTAGTGGCAGCGTGACTCTAGCGCAGCCAAGTGATCCTGTAGCTTCTTGCTTCGCACGTTCTCAAACTTGATGTTAGTGATAAAGATAGCACCACCCTTGAACTCGAATGAGTTGGGCACACCCTCACTACGTAACAAGCGACTGTCAGTGTTCCAACAGATCGTACGCTTCTTACCACTGTCCAATGCTGCCTTAAGAATGTTCAAGCTCAAGTCATCCAACAGTACTGAGTCACAGTCATCAAACACTAGGATACACTTCTTATCACTAAACTCATACAGCTTTTTGTACAGGCCGATCGCACTCATTGCGCCTTTAACCACTTCATACTTCTTCAGCTTTGAATCGTTGGCAATGTCCGCAAACATGTCATGCTTAGCCAGCACCGCCTCTACACCAAAGCTCTTGCCCACGCCCGGGGGTCCAGTCATGATCATAGCACGGATGTCGCCCTTCTTAACAGCACGAGTCATGTCGTCTGCAATGTCAAAACGTTGACGCAGACGATCTTTGATCTCTTGATCTGTCTCTGTAAGGTTCTTCTCTACAGCCTTCTGCTCCAGGCTCTTTACTGTGGTCTTTGTATTAGTTTCCAAGCTCAAAACTTTATATCCTTTTGTCGCCATTAGTTCGCTCCAATGTTGTGTTAAGTAAGTGTTTATTGTACTATCAAGCGAACTCTTTGTCATCCACTTTGGTTAACATGTTCGCTGGCACACGCCACAGGCCGTTTACTGTTTTCACAGTTACGTATTTAATGGCAATCTTCATCACTACGCCCGTTACGTTGCGGCCCTGTTTGGCACTGTTGAAGTTCACGTTGTCACCAACTCGCAAGCTGAACTTGGTCAGCTGTGTCAATCGGCTACGTGCAAACTTAACAGCATCAATCACGCTGGACAGCTCATCGTTAGTAAGACCACCTTGGATGATCGCTGTGTTGATCTCTTGTACTGTACGCATAGTGTTCGCTCCTATTTGTTGTTTAAGTGTTTATTATACTGTCAAAAAGCCTCTGTGTCAACCTACGAAGTGCCCAGGCGATGCAACCGGTGGCCTTGCGGCAGTGGGTTGCTGTTGCAGGGTCTAGTGGTAGGCTGACACATTGGCAAACTGTTAGATCCAGCTGTCTACCATCATAACGGGCTTCTTCAGCACCCGTTTTACAAAGTCCTCGGGCTCGTCATCGCAACGGACTAGCATATAGCCATAGCTCTCTACCAAATCCACCTCGCATACTTGGAGGTCTACTCCTGCCTTCTCAAATGCCACATTCATCTT